GGCCAGATTGTGCTTAGAAACACTCAACTGTTTTTCCTCCCCCAACACTTGTCAAAGTGTGGGGAAGATGAACTTTGGGTCCGGCTTAGGGATTCTTGGTGATTAGCCAAGTTTCCGGCGTCGTGTGGCACGAGGTGCCTCCACGCTGCCCGGTCTAAGAGACAAGACTGGAGTCCTTTCTCGAAGAATTAGCTTCCGCAAGCCCACCCACAAGGAAACAATCCTTGTGGACGGCTTTAGCTCAAGAGGATCTTGTTTACTAAAGCTCCATTTAGTAGGCAGAGCACTCGCTCCATCTTCTAAACTTACAACTTGCTTCCACACATCCTCAAAGGATATCCAATCTGGGAGGATCCCGGGTTCCAGGAGTCTGACAATATCGTCAACCTCCTCCATTCGCTTTCGAAGTCTCTGGCCAAGCGGATAAGCTATCCACTCATTCATGAACGTGTTAATCACAGATATGATTCCGTGACCACTCAAGGGGTTCCCCTCCTTGAATATCGGGTTAACAAGTTCACCTTTAGGTGATCTTGTTTCCGACATGTTCCACATGAAAATCTGTCGAATCACTTCGGCAGACTGCTGGAGGGATCTACTAACGACAAGAAAGGATAGTCTCCACAACTTGGCACTGGTTACCCAGTACCGGTGGTCTTTTGCTACCCCCTCACCCCCAGGACCAATGGCGCATAACCAATTCTCAAAAGACATTGGAAATAAACCACCTGGGCGGCAAAGATAGGCTAACAATCTGCTGAGACGATTATTTAAACCAAACGCGATTGGCAATCGCGCTAAGTTCTTATAACCAAAACCAGCAAAGCGTGCTACGTGACTTAGCTTTAAATCAATAAAGCGAGAGCACTTCGAAAAGAGCTCTGCAGCTGCCTGTAAGTTGACTAGACTCACAGACACTTCCGCCAGTGAAACTGGGCTGCAATCACGCCCCCGTATAAAAGTTCGCTTAGCGAACTCTAGACTTCTTGTTTTCGAAATCAGACTCTTTGCGAGTCCAACTCCTACTCCCAATCTGTCCATTATACAGAGGTACTCTGCTGCGACGGCTTCGTTACTAATAACGATATCATCTCCCAGAACTGCATACCCGGTGAACCAACCCTTTGGTTGTTTGTTACCAGTTCGGCTTGCGGCAAATTGCACTATAGCATGGTGCGTTAACGCGAGCATCGCCCACGACGACAGCGCTCCCATAGGCTGACCTACTTCGTACTTAACCGCATTGAATCCAAGGTTGTAAGACTTTGCAACCTTTGGAAGCATGTACGGTCTTGATACTAATAGGCCCTTCCATAGAAGAGCCAACTTCTTACCCATGATCTCAGAAAGTAAGTCGACCTGTAAGTCTACAGGAAGACGATCAGTTGCTGCAGAAAGATCATATGAGTATAACGAACGAATGTTCATTTCCTCACATGACTCCAACAGGGCTCTGATTGGTCCAATCTGATTGAACGTCCCATCAGTTACGATTACTCGCAACCGCGAGAATATCCAATCATGAAGGGGTTTCATGATACCCTGGATAAGAAGTGGCACCATTGCCACCACACGTATCTTCCCTGGTTCTTCCAAAAAGCCTAGTCTCCCAAGTGGTAAGGGCTTCCCCCACCACTTGATAAGGGCATCTAGACCAACTTGGTTAAATACTTTTCCAATTCGATCTAGGGCCCAGAGTAAGTCTAACCCATCTACTTCTACAAGCCACTCCTTCAGCGCTGAGTAATACTCAACATCTGAAAATATTGCTATCGAATCGATAACAAAATTACATACACTAGTGTTACCACCAATGCATGGGCTAGCCTTCAAAATAGGAGGCAAGAGTTTAGGATCTAGACTCATGGAAGGGTCTATCCGAGACTCCAAAGAGGTGTGAATCTCTAGGGACTCAAGGAAGTCACCCCAAAACTTACCGAACTCACGTCGAACCTGGGAAATATCTTTCCCGGGCTCCGTGATTGTTTTCAACTTTAGCGCTCCTTTGAACTCTATCACTCGATAAAGCCCAAGAAGACTCAACCAAAGTCTAATTACTCCCACGTCGCCAGCTAGTATTGACTGGCGGTGACCATGAGGAATAAGTCTTGGTATACCAGATCTTGTTCGTGCGATGTTTGCTCCTAATACCCACGGGGATTTCACTTGCATTCCTCCCGCCACTTGCTGTGTAATAACACAGCAAGCTTTGAGATAGAGCGCAAGTCCCTTAGGGCCTCGGTTTCTATGCATCTTGCTACAAAATCTAGCGAAGTTCCAAACAACTTTTATCTTAGACACGGACACCTTACCAAAGATTAACGGAAGCAATCTTGCGAAAGCGACCGCTAATTTTACGTCTGTTTTTACACAGACAGACCAGGTGAGGGATTTTGGCACTAGGATCTTATACATATGTTTAAGGTTCATAGTGTTCAATTTCTCATAGATAAAAGTCACCTTTTAAAAATGTTCACCCTTCGGTTCTCCACTCCCTCCTGGGAGGGGTGGGCCGCAGGTCGCCTTAGTAGGCTAAGACTGCCTCTTTCGAGGTAGTCCGTGTCGTTGACACAATCTATGTCAAGGAATGAACAGCCCTCCACCGGTTAAGGTGGGTTTCGCATTTCGGGTCTCGCCCTAGCATGCTCCTCTGGAAGAATTTCTTCTTGCAATTACTTGCGTCCAGAACTGATCTAGTACCTCTTTCACAATTGTGGTACGACGGATGAAGGGTTCCCTCAGATAGGGATCCGATGTCAAAACATTCTTGTTTCCAAGACGGTAGATCTGTCAGAAGTGACAATCTGACCTTTCCGCTCCAACCCATAGTTCTCACTTCTGGGCTGAACTGGCTTTGCCAGCTCTCCTGCTCCTCCTTCCCGGTTAATAACCAGATTAGGGTTAAAGCATTCTAGCGTGCCCTAGTTAGGTACCTACCTTTGTTCGCCAATCTTTCGCAAGATGACTACTTGTAGAAAGTCCTAGTACCCGGGTAAGGTTCTAGGTTCATATTTCTCTTCGATCTAGTATCGACCGGAGACTCCCCAAATTACTTCCTAGATATTTTGACAGCCTATCTGAAGTTATCACTCCAGCCACTGGCCTGGGGTTCATTGATGACGCTTTTAGGTCCGTTTTTCCTTACACTAAAACAATCCTCACTTAAGATTCATGATTTAACTGTTTTCCTTCACAGGAGACTGTTAAAGTGCTTAGATTCACATACCAAATTAGAGATCTAACTCTAACAGCGTTCACCAACTTCGGTTGGCTGATTCGCCGGTCCGACTTTGCAGTCGGG